TCATTTCACGTCTAAAGCGAGCACGTTGGTTAGTATCAGCAAAAATCAAGAAATCAATCTTGATAGTTTTAGCACCTAGTTTTTGATAGGCGTGCTGAGTACCATAACGGTCTGTACCAGTAGACGTTGTATTAGTTTTAGCACCACCAAGACCTCTATCAATCTTGGTAACACCACCACGATAACGTTCGATAATCTCTGTTATATTGACTTGGTCTGAACCTTCGCCTAACAGGATATCGAAATATAGTTCAGTAGAACCACTCATTAAGCGATACCTCCATTAATTCTGTCTTGACGTGCCTTGTATTGTAATTGCGCGTCAGCCATACCTGGAGCAAGCACATTGTTAATACGTTTACCATCAATGTAAGTGTTAAGAACTTGACCTTCACGGAGAAGACCAGCTTGTTCTTGATTGACAACATTGAGTTCACCCATTTGTCCGTTAAGTGTTTCAACTTTACCGATAAGGGTGTTAATATTGTCTGAGTTTGTAAGCATTTGAGCAACTTGTGGATTAAGTAATGAGTATTGTAGGTTAAGGGCGGTCTGTCCTGTCAAGAGTCCAGAATAATCTGTAACAGCTTGCAAAGCAGATGTCTCAACTTGACTCATATCAAGGATAGGTTTGATTTTAGGATTAATGTCCATATTGTCATAATCCATATCATTGACTCTATCAACTTGATTTTGAACTTCACCCATCAAGTTATCCATTGCATCAATTACAGTAGGTGCAGCAGAACCCATACCACTAGCAATCGTTTCTACAATGGTTTTACCTGAATGCTCAACCTTACGCCAACCAGCTCCAGACATAGGCCCTTTCTTGGCTGGTGAGTTAGGAATATGTGCTTTAACTGTAGCCCAAAGGTCTGAGATAGCACTTGTAGCTTTACCGATAGCACTACGAATACCACCAGCAATAGCATCAACCATAGAAGTACCTGCATGTGTAAGTTTAGAAATAACACCACCATCTGGCGTCATTGCTGATTTCGCAGCATCAAGTACACTTTTAGCGGCATTAGATACAGGATTTCTACCTTGGTCAATACCACCTTTAAATGTTCCAGACATTCTGTTACCGTGACCAGTAACATCATTTTGTCCGAACATAGATTTAGCTCCATTTACAACACCAGAAGCAGCACCAGAAACCATACCAAGTAAAGCACTGATACCTCGTCCAAATGTACTTGAAGTGTTGTTACCTTGTGATGTCATGTTAGCTGCACCAAAGCGTCCACGAGCTCCACTTACAACACCATCAACTGAACCAGTCACATTTCCTAGTCCATTTTGAATTCCTGTTGCGTAAGACCCAATGTTGCCCAAACCAGCAGCCTCAAATGATTGGTTCATTTCCATAGACTGAAGTTTAGTTGAGATTGAGTTGATTGTTGCGATAATATTATCAACAGCAACTGTAGCTTCAGGACCAACAGCAGGCATAGACTGCAAGTTAGTTGCAATGTCTTTCACCTTGTTGATGATTGAGTTCATGTTACCCATGTTAGTGACAGCTTGTTCGCTAGGAGCAGAGTCACCCATAGATTTGGCCTTGTTCATGATGGTCTTCATGTCGTCCATCTTGTCACTAACACCTTCAACATCAATTGACTTCATACTTGATGCAGATTTAGACGCATCTGATACTGAAGCAAGAGCTTTAGCACCGTTCTTAATGCGTGTCACAGCACCTTCACCGTCTGAGAAGATAGACAAGAAGTCTTCTTTAAAGAGATTAGAGGTAAGAACATTGGCAAGTTTCTTGACGACGTCTGCTGATTTCTGCATATCTTCTGGAGAACCAGATGCAGAGATTTTAATTGCTACATCAGCAAGGTCTTTGACGTTAGTAACAATACCTTTCATGGATGCTAACTGACCAGAAATCTTGTCAGCACCACCACTAATAAGACTACCGAATGCAGTCTTGAGAGTATTCCAACCAATAACATCACCAAGTTTAGCTACAATCTGACCAGCTTTAGTCATTGTCTCAATATCGCCTACACTCGCAATACCAATAGCTGTAGAGGCTAAGGATTGGATTGCCGTTGTGATGCCTTGCATAATCATGACTTGCCCAGCAGCACCCTCAAGACTTGTCACATTAGACATAAGACTCATGAATGCAGACAAAGCGCCTAGAATAAGTGCAAGACCAGCAATGGTCATAACCGCACCTAACATATCAATACCTGCATATGGCACAAGTCCAATTACAACATTCGCTAGAGATTGTAGAGCTTGAATGATTCCATTAGCCAGAGAAATTGTTGTAGCAACGCCAAGTCCAGCAAAAGTACCAAATATAGATACTACTGTAGCGAGTGCTGTAATTACTACAAGGATTACACCTAATGCCAGTATAGCTACAGCTCCAGACATCAAGTCTCCAATAGAGAGTGGCGCAAGAGAGATAACAATGTCACCCATACCTTGTAGAGCTGGGACGATAGCCATAATCAATGCAATTACAGGGATAATACCCCAAAGTGCACCGAATGACCACCCAGCAAGAAGCGCAAGAACACCCATTTCAGTTGTGATAATGAATAGAATTTGTCCTAACGCACCTATCGCTACTCCACCTTTAAGAAGTTCACTTACAGACAACCCTCCAAGTAGAGCTACAGTTTCACCCATTGTCTTGAGGCTCCATACTAGGCTGATAATAAGAGGAATTAGAACTACCATACCAACAAGTGTCATACCTGAAAATCCTGCAATCAGACTAATAGCACCCATGGCCACTGTTAATGCAGTCAATACAGTACCAAGTAACGTTATTGCAACAACGCCTTTTGTTAAATCTCCTAGACTCATAGAACCTAAGTCTTTAACAGTCTTAGCCATTATGAATAAATCAGCAGTTATAGCAATCATTAAACCAATAACAAATGCCATACCAGCTAAAGACATACCTCCGCTATTACCAGCGAACATACCAAGCAATGAAACGATTGTTGTCAATACGGCAATAATACCACCTATTGACGCTAGAGCGACTACTCCTTGTTTAGATTCAGCTTCTTTCATTTTACCTAGAGATTTCACTTCTGCTCCAAGTAAATATAAAGAACCAATCACAATAATGAGAGTAGCTAGAACTTCTACAATTGTTACTGCTGAGAATAGATTTGTTGCTAGTTGGTTAGAAATTAGAGTAATTGCTTCTAACACACCTGAAAGTATCAAAGAAATAGCTGTTACAGCAAGTAGACCTTGTTCTAATACACCAGTATCCAATTCGCCCAACTCGCTAACTCGTTTAGCTAACGATTTAAGACCAAATATAATGATTACTATAGAACCAATTAATTCTATAAATGCTATTCCAGATAAACCTTTCATTTGTTTGGAAATAAGAACAACACCTTCCATGATACCTAAAAGCACAAGTGAAATAGCTGATACCGCAAGACTACCTTTAATTAAGTCGCCAGTCTCTATTTCACCCAAAGACTTAACTGTATTGGATAGAGAGCGAAGACTTAATACGATCACACCCATAGCTATAGTTAAAATAGCCATAGTTTTTGCTTTGGCATCTAGCTTGGTTGCTAGTCCACTTATAAGTACTATAGATGCTATGATACCAATAAGAACAGTGCTTATTATAGCTACATGGAATTCTCCTTGTTTAAGTTTGCCAGAGTCAACACTGCCTAGTTTAATAACTGTATCAGATAACAGTTTAACACCTAATATTGAGGATACAAGAGCAGCAACATATGCTTTAGAAATCTTAAAGTTTGAATTCTTTGTCAAGTATTTCTCTATCAGGATTATAGCAGATACTAGAACAACCAAAATACCAGATATAACTGATAAAGCAAAAGTTCCTCTTTTTAGAGTATCTACATTTGCTGTTCCAAGTTTCAACAAGGCATCTGATAAAAGTTTAACACCAATAACAATACTAGAAATAACACCAACCAATTTCCAGTTAGTGCCACTACCAGCAGTGAATGACTTATCTTTACCTTTGAATTTCATTTTACCAGTTATCAGCGTTATAGCAAGATATAAACCACCCAAGACAAACGCAATTTTAGTTAATGCATTGCTACCTTGTTGTAATTTATCTGGGTCTAATGAGCCTAATTGAGATATAGAATTGGTGATTTCTTTTATACCTATAATTATAGTTGTTAAAACAGCAACCATAGACCATTTGGTATTACCTGTTGTTATCTTAAGACCAGTAAGACCGGTAGCATTACCTATGTTCTTACCTGCAATTTTTCCTCCACTACCGCTGCCTTCTGCACCTGCAGTAAACGAGCCACCCATGATAGCGACAAGACCAGCGATTGCTGTAAGTATTGATTTAAGAGCTTCAACACCTGCATCGATTGATTTCTTTTTAGCTTCAATCTTACCAGGGTTGGTCTCTCCAGCAAACAAATCTAATGCTTTCATGATGTTTTGCATCTCATGCATTAATACAAACAGGGTAGCAGCGGTACCAAATGTTTGATTAGATGTGGATAAGCCAGCACCTATTTTGAATTTATCACTAACACCAACACTAGCATTAACATCCAGACCCATAAGAGCCATTATTGATGCAATTAACAGACCAACTTTTTCAAGTCTGTCCATACCGGTATCGATAGAATCGCCATCAATAGCTGATAGATCTTTAATGATTTTAGATATCTGTTTAACAGCTTGTGAAATGACATACAATGTAGCGGCAGACCCCAAAGATGCTTTGGAGAACCCAGTAAGCCATGTTGCAGCAACAAGTTCAGTCATGATACCACCAACAACTGCCAATCCTCGTTTAATAGAATCCCAGTCATTTGATGCAAGCTTGTTAAATACGGTACCAATAGCTACCACTGATGTAGCCAAAGCGATAACCATTGTAGCGGCGCCAATCTTTTTAAGAAGACTAGATATCTCAGGGAACCCAAAGCCTTCAATAATAGAGTTAATTAATCCGCCACCTTTACCACCAGAATCACCTTTGATTTTATTCATTGCCCAATACACACCAGTAAGTATTGTAGCCATTGCAGCAATTGCTCCAACCGCTGGTAATAGTTTATCAGAAGGGATTAAAGCTACTACAAACAATGCACCAGCTAATTCAAGTAAAGCTGTAGCAATCTTCTTCAAAGCATCAGCCTTGATTGATTTTTGCATAGCACCAAGAGTATTTTTTAACTCTTTAAACAATCCTACTTTTTCTAAACCAAGACCACCAGAAAGGAATTCTTTTAGGGTTTTAATTGGGTGTAGTATTTTATCGATAGTGTCTTTAAGTTTTTCCTTAAAGTTCTTGAGGTTGTTAATTATGATATAGAATACAGCCATCTTCAACAGACCATTCCCGTTTAAAGCTTCTGCTAAATCATCGATAAAATGTAATATCGCTTTAACAGTATTGCCAAGGAAATGAGAAACATTGTCGAATTGGTCTGACACACTTCGTAACGTATCACCAAGAGCTCTGATAATATTACCTAAAACAGTAAACTTGTCTGCAGCATCTGTCTTAGACATATTGCCTTTAAAACTACCCCAAAATGTCTTGAAGGCTTCTGAAATAGTTTTAATTGCGTTTGCAATTGTATCTGATTTTGAAAAAGCGTCAATAATTGACTTGAGAGCAGAATCTTCATACTTAGCGTTTGGTTTAAAGAAACTCAATAATGCTTTTCCAGCTTTTTCAGCTACATCATGAATTTTCTCTAAAGAACTTCTAAGTTTATCAACATTGTCATTAATTTTAGATTTTTCTGCACCAGGCAAAATAGATACAATAAATGATTTACAAATTTGATACAAGATAGCAAGAGGTGATAGTAATAGTTTTACACCATTTAGGAAAACATTTACTCCTCGTCCTGCTTTCTCGAAAAACAGAGCAATCTTGTCTGTTTCTCCAGGCTTAGGCCCGTTTTTAAATGCATCTGCCCAAGCAGCAAATTTGTCTGTTAAGTTTTTAAATGCGTTAGCCATTCTTTCTAAGAAAGATAAACTGTTTTGTGAATCAGCATCCTTGCCAAAACCAAACATTTTAGCCACATCGTTTAAAAACTTACCAATATTAACACCGACTTTATCAAAGAAGGTGTCCATAGGACCGTCTAAACGACCCCACAAAGCAGATAATACAGTTGTTACAGAATCCCAGAATGACTGAAGTGCAGTTCTAATCGTATTAAACGCATTGACAATACCAGAACCATCTAGTTGTGATTTAATACCATCAAATATACGTCCAATACCATTAAACACATTGGCTACCATACCAGCAATAAGAATTAAATCTTGAATTAGATTATCTGGTACGATTAAATCGATAGCAGCGAATATACCTTTTGCTACACTCTTAACAACGTTCCATAAACGAAGAAATACCTCTACGATATTTTGAATAGCCAAAACAACTTTAGGTTTTACATCGTCGTTAATATGGAATAAGTTCTTCAGATAATCTGTGATTTTTATAATAGTTTCTGCTATTTTAACAAAAACCATATTGGTCTTATCACCGTCTTCTGCCCATTGTCTAAATTTGCTACTTTCTGGAAACATTCCAGCGATAGCATTCTTAACACCTTCTCCTATTGTTTTAAGAGAACTAAATGCTTCGACAATTGAAGAAATAAGGTGAGTACGACCATCAAGCTGATTGAAAGCATGAGCAATTTGGGCAATCATGTTTGGGATGAAAGACACGGTTTTGGATAGAACCTCTGATACTGGTGTCCAGATAGCCATAGCTTCATCACCCTTACCAGCAAGTTCAACCCACATCTTAGACCAAGCGTCGTTTACAGCTTCTTCAGTAGTTTCCATAGCTTCCTTGAATGTGTAAACGTGTTCGGCCATCTCTTGATATACAGGGTTATTTGCATACTCTTCCAATGATTTCATCAATACTTCATTAGTAAGCCAACCATCCTTTAAATGTTCTACAAATAATCCTTGTACACCAACAGCATCCACTTGTTCTTGTGTAAGCGTTCCTTGAGCAATAGCTGCTTGAATTACAGCATCCTTATACCCTTTGGTTGCCAATTGTGCACTTTCCAGCGACATCCAGTTTTGTCGGTTCATATAACCCATTTGTAGGGCTTGTTGAACACCAAACTGTAAGGCTGTACCAAATTGTTGTGTTGATGCACCAGCAGAGGCTGCCAAGTTACCGAAACCTCTCAAGGCCACATTGGCTTGATCCAATCCAATACCAGCATTAACGAACTGAGCCAACGCCGAGTTCATTTGTTGTGAATTATATTTGGTTGTTTTGGCGTATTGTTCCAAGTCACGCATTGTGGCTGTAATATGGTCTTGTTCTTCCTTACCCAAGGCAGCTACCAAGATACGAGTTGAGTCAAGCTCACGTTCATATTCTTGATAACCTTGAACTACAGGGCCAAGAGTCCATTTGTTTAACAACGACGCACCAGCAGTAATAGCACGAGATGCAATATTACCCAAAGCCACCGTTGCAATACCTTCCAGCATTGAGAATTTACCTTTAACACCCTCAACACCAGAACCCAATTGTTCCATTGAGTTTTTAGCATTTGATGCTCCAGATTGAATCGCTCCAAATCCAGAGCCAGCATTTTCTCCAACTCTACCCACAGCAGATGCTGCAGTGTTGGACGCATTACCGACACCTGTCATCTTCTCCACAATGTTACCAAGAATTGGGACATGTGAGACTAGACCTGCCAGTT